GTGTCCTTCTGGCGGACATCGTAAAAAGGAATAATCTCAGCACCTATGTGTCTGAGGCAATCAAAGAGCGCAGCCTGTTCGTTAAGTCCGGTGCTGTTGTTCGTAACGCTCTTCTCGATGCACGTGAAGGCGGTAGCCGCATTCAAGTTCCCGAATTCAATCCTGTGTCTCCGACCGAGGAGATCATGGACGGTACTGCTACGTGGGGCACCAGCTCTGCTGGCTACCTGACCCCTCAAAAGGTTGGCACTGGAACTCAAATTGCAACCATCTGCCATCGCGGTTTCGCGTATGCCGTGGATGACGTTGCAATGCTGGCTGCTGGTGAAGATCCGATGCTTCACATCCGCAACCAACTGGCTGATGCCATCAACAAGCTGAACAGCGCACGTCTGTTCTCTCAGCTTGCTGGCTTGTTTGGCACGGCACTGTCTGCCAACGCTCTGGACAAAGGTGTTGCTGCTGCCTCTGGTGGCGCTGAAGCCAATTTCCTGAGTGCTGCCAACGTCGCTGAAGCTCGTTCCAAGCTGGGTGAGCGTGGCGAGGAGCTGGACACTCTTGTTGTTCACCCCTCCGTTGCTTTCTACCTGTATCAGGTGGGAATGCTGACCTTCTCCACTTCTGCACTGGCTGCTTCTGGCGCAGTGACCTGGGGTGGCGGTGGCGTCGGCATTGGCGCTCGCGAAGTTGGTGAGTTTGCTGGAATGCGCGTCATTGTTGACTCTGCAGTCAACACTGTTGCTCCTGGCACCTCTGGCCACCAGCGTGAGTTCTACTGCTATCTGATTAAGTCCGGCACCATCCTTGAGGGTGTGCAGCAGGACCTTCGGATTGAAGCTGACCGCAACGTGCTTTCCAAGCAGGACGTCCTGTCTGTGGATTACCACTCTGCCTATCACGTGATGGGTACTGCCTGGGGTAATGCTGCTGACAACCCGACCAACGCTGCTCTTGCAACAGCTGGCAACTGGAGTGCTACCTACGACATCGATCTGATCCCCATGGTTCAGCTCACCGTCAACAGCCCTCTGGACACCACCACCATCTGATCTTTCTTGATCAGAGCAAAGGCCCTA